AGTTTGGTGAGGGCTAGATTATGTCAGGAAGCAAGGAAGAGCTTGATATTGTTGTTGAGCCCGCCGATCCCGTAGCTCAAGAGCCTGAAATCAAGGTCGAGAAGGCGGAGGAGAAGCCTCGTCCGGTTATCGCGCCGGAAGATGGCATTGAGACGCTGCGGCGGCAGCTTGAGGCGGAGAAGCGCCTTCGCCTGGATGCCGAGCATCGCGCCAATGAGGCCGCCCAGCAGGCGCATAGCGCCCGTGGCGAGGTTGAGGATAGCAATCTTCATCTCATCAACAACGCCATTGGCACCCTGCGGCGTGAGAACGACATCCTGAAAGGGAATTACCGGGCGGCAATGGCGTCTGGTGATTTTGACTCGGCTGCCGATATCCAGGAAGGTATGGCTTCCAACGCTGCCAAGCTCCTCCAGTTGGAGAATGGCAAGGCCAGCATGGAGGCAGCCCCCAGGCGCGAGCCTCCGCCGGTTTATCAGGCGCCCTCCGATCCCGTCGAAGCCTTTGCGGCAACGCTTTCCCCGCGTTCCGCTGATTGGGTTAGGCGCCACCCTGAGTGCGTCCACGATCCGCGTCTAACTCGGAAGATGATCGCGGCGCATAATCTGGTCGATGCAGACGGCATCAAGGCTGATACCGACGAGTATTTTTCAGCTATTGAAAGCATTATGGGCATTTCGTCGCAGCGATATGAAGCCCCGGCTGAATCTCCCATGTCTGGCGCGTCATCCGGCGCGCAACGCCAGTCAATGCCGCCGGCTGCACCTGTCAGTCGAAGTGGAACTGCCGCTGGAACGCGCTCCAATGTCGTCAGATTGACGCCAGAACAGCGTGAAATGGCCCAAATGATGGGCATGTCGGATACTGAATACGCCAAAAACCTTGTGGAACTCCGCAAGGCTGGCAAAATTCATTAGGAGAAATGAAATGAGCGGTTATTCGCCCCAGCGCCCCGGTCGTCCTAGCCTTCGGCCGTCTGTAATCAGTATTGACAGCGACGTTCCTCTTGAAGCGCCAAATGATATTGCTGCCATCACCAGGGTAGTGAATGAATTGGATCAAGGCATTGACCCGGAGCCTGCTGCGCAGCCTGTTCCGCGTCGTCCAGAACAGCGCCCTGCCCTTCGCCCCGAAAACTCGCGTGAACTTGCTGCCAAGCGAGCCGCCGAGATTATGGGCGCCATCGGTGGTAGCGTTGATGAAGGAAGCGACAAGTTCTATGTCGACCACAGGATTGTTCCTGACGGTTGGGACTACAACTGGAAGCGCAAGACCGTCTATGGCATGGAAGACCCGGCCTATCAGGTGTCTCTGGCGCGCACTGGATGGGAGCCTGTGCCTACGGAACGTCATCCGACCATGATGCCGACCGGCAATTACCCTGTCATTGAACGTGATGGCATGGTGTTGATGGCTCGCCCGAAGGTTATCAGCGAGCGATTTGAAAACGCTGAGAAGAAGAAGGCTCGCGATCAGGTCAAGATTAGGGAGCAATCTCTCAATCAGAGCCCTGATGGACAATTTGGCCGCGACCATCGCGAAGTTCAGGCTAAAATCAAGAAGGGCTATGAAGCCATCCCGATCCCTAATGATTGAAAATGTGTAGAGGGGTGTAAAAACCCCTTTACTTCTGCCTTTTTCTGTCTATAGGTCATGACGCTCCTCCCCCCGGCGTGGGAGGCTTTCTGATCCCCCCGGTTTAAGTCGCCTCGGTGTGCGACAGCAAACCAGCACAGAGGAGCAATCCCATGCCGAATACTTCGGCTCCCTTTGGTTTCCTTCAGTATTACGGTGGCGCCGGTGGCGTGCCGACCTTTGCACAGTCCGTCCGACGCATTGCGCCGTCGAACACCAATCCGATCTACTGGGGCGACCCGGTGGTCCCCGTGACTAGCACTGTGACCGGTTACATCACCAATGCCGCCGCTCAGAACGCCACCTACAACGGCACCGTTGTGTGCGCTGGTATCTTTGTCGGCTGCAAGTATCTGTCGGTCTCGCAGAAGCGCGTGGTTTGGAGCCGCTACTGGCCGGGTTCCGACGCGAACACCCTTCAGGATGTTGAGGCTTACGTCATCGACGACCCCAACACCCGCTTCATTGTTCAGGCCACTGGCTCCAGCTTCTTCAACGCCAGCGCGACCCCCTCTGTGATCTCTAGCCTGCCGATTGGCCGATATGTCACCTGCAATCTGGGCGCTGGTAATGCCGCCACTGGCACTTCTGGCGCGTATATCGACGCGGTTGCGACGGCGGTGACTTCGCCGTTCATCATCGTTGATTACGATTTCTCCCCGCCCGGCGCGAACGGCACCGACCCCAGCACGAACTTCCCGCAGGTGGTCGTCGGCTTTAACAACGAGGCTTGGCGCTCTAATGGCGCTGGTCCGACTGGCATTTCGTGATCGGAGGGCTGAACAATGGCTGTTAATCTTTCTGCTATTAAGGACCTCTTGCTCCCCGGCCTTCGCGGCGTCGAGGGCAAGTATGAGATGATCCCGTCTCAGTATGATAAGATCTTCACCAAGCACGAGTCGAAGATGGCTCTGGAGCGCACCGCTGAGATGCGCTACCTGGGTCTGGCGCAGCTTAAGACCGAAGGTGGTCAGACTGCGTTCGACAATAATGCTGGTGAGCGTTTTGTCTACAACCAGGAACACACCGAAATTGCTCTTGGGTATGCCATCACTCGCAAGGCGATTGATGACAACCTCTACAAGACGCAGTTCCACCCGTCGAACCTTGGCCTGATCGAGTCTTTCCAGCAGACCAAGGAAATCTACGGCGCCAACCTGCTGAACACCGCGACGACCTACAATGCGTCGGTTGGCGGTGACGGCGTGGCCCTGTGTTCCACGGCGCACCCGATTGACGGTGGCACCGTTGCCAACACGCCGACCATCCAGGTTGACCTCAACGAGGCCACCCTGCTGAACGGCATGATCTCGGTGCGAACCAACTTCCGCGATCAGGCTGGCTTGAAGGTGTTTGCGCGCGCCCGCAAGCTCATCGTCCCGCCGCAGCTTGAGCCGGTTGCTATCCGCCTGACGAAGACGGAACTGCGCCCTGGCACGGCTGACAACGACGTCAACGCGATTGTGTCGACGGCCGGTGGCCTCCCCGAAGGCTACATGACCAACGACTTCCTCACGTCGGCTTTTGCTTGGTTCCTCCTGACGAACATTGATGGTTTGTCGTATATGGAGCGAGTCAAGTTTGAGACCGACATGCAGGTGGATTTTGTCACTGACAATCTACTTGTGAAGGGTTACGAGCGTTACTCGTTCGGTTACTACAATTGGCGTTCGATCTTCGGGTCGTTCCCCACTGCGTAAGGAGGCCGGCTTATGGCTATTACCGCCCTTTCTGGTCCTTTGGTTGTTTTTGGGCAGCAGCCGGCTGGTGTCGGTCCTACGCCTGATTACAACCCGGACCTTGGCCCTTCGTTGTTCTACGCTGGCGCCGGCATTCTTGATCCGCGCACGGCCTATGCCTATGCTCCCGGTCAGGGCTCCACAGCCCTGACTGCGGGCTTCATTGGCATGGACAACATCACCACGCTCAATGTGGTGCCCTACACTGCCGCCTCTGCTGCCATTGTGGCTTCCGCAAACCCCACGTCGGCTACGCTGACTCTGGTGTCTGCGGCTTCGGCCACGACTGGCGTCTCGATCATTCCCTCGGTTGTCCGTGCTGATACAGGCGTGGTTGACACGGGCGTGAACGGGGCCGGGCTTGTGGGTATCGACACCTTTGCGTCTTTCACCGCCAGCATTGCTGGCACGGTGATGACCGTGACAGCCAATAGCGCCGGGCCGATTTGTATTGGCATGACGCTATTGACTGCCGGTGGCACGGGCACCCTGTCCTCTGGCGTGACTGTGTTGGGCTACGGCACGGGCGTTGGCTATGTCGGCACCTATATCGTTAGCGCGTCGCAGACGATTGGCTCTGGCACCATCACGGCGTCTCTTTCGCGCGCCACGCTGGCCTCAGGCATCAACTATGGCAGCAATGGCGGCCTGACTCTGTGGAATCCCATGGCTATCCTGGGTCGCGCTGTCAGCATCACTGCTGCTGCCTCCGCGACCTACACCACCGCCACCGTGAACGGCTACGATGTATATGGTTTCCCGATGACGGAAGCCATTACTGTCACTGCCGCATCCACTGTGAACGGCAAGAAGGCGTTTAAGTATATTCGTTCTGTCGTTCTTAGCGGCGGCACGGCCGATACAACGCACGCTTACTCGGTTGGCACCACAGACATTATCGGCTTGCCGATCCGGTCTGATTTCTTTGGTGACATTCTGGTGAACTACGCAGCCTCACTGACGGCGACGACGTTGGTTACGGCGGCCACGGGCTACACGGCTTCGGTGCAGACCACTCCGTCCACCACTACTGGCGATGTGCGAGGCACCTATACCTTGCAGTCCGCATCTTCCACTGGCGCAAACCGCTTGATCATCCGCCAGTCACCGCAACTTTACAATGTTGGGTCCATCGCCGGTCTTTTCGGCGCCACCCAATTCAGCGCGTTCTGAGGAGATCGGCCATGAAGGGTCATAAGGCGCATCACCACGGTAAGCACGCCGAGCACAAAGGCCACTACGCGCACGGCGGCCCTGCCGGCGAGCATATGGAGGGCGTTCCTGAGTATAAGGAAGACCTCGCTCGCCGTAACATGTCCTACACGGGCGAGAACAATGTGGGGCCGGCGGCTGAAGAGCGGAAGCGCGGCGGTCGCACCAAGCGGAAGCACATTGGCGCCGTCCACGGCGCTGCCGCGCAGCACCACGCCGGTCGCAAGCCCCGCAAGGCTGGCGGTCGCGCTAAGTCTGGTTCTGACTCCTCTCCGCTCAGCAGCGCCCACAAGGGCACTCTGCCGCACGGGCACAAGGACATGGACATCGACTAAGGACAGCGGGGGCGAAAGCCCCCGTCTCTCTCTGGAGGCTGCAATGGCTGGTGCTTGGACTCGTAGGGAGGGCAAGAACCCTTCCGGCGGCCTCAATGAGAAGGGCCGAGCTTCTTTGAAGGCGGAGGGGCGCAACATCAAGCGCCCTGTTTCTCGTGAGGAAGCGCAGCATAGCGAGCTTTCTGCCGCCCGCCGCCGCTCCTTTTGTGCGCGGATGGAAGGCATGAAGAAGCACCTGACTGGCGCAAAGACTGCTCACGACCCCGATAGCCGAATCAATAAGTCTCTTCGCAAGTGGGATTGTCCGTGATGAAGAAGCACAAGGAATTTTGGGAAACGGCAGCCCCCAAGGATGCGGTGCATAAGCATTTGAACCGCGAAGGGGTTAAGGATGCCAAGGCACATGCTCGCGCCTCTGGCCGTCCCTACCCTAATATGGTAGACAACATTACTGCGGCGCGCGCCGGTCATACTAAGAAAGCCAAGTAGCGCTGCGTATCTCTATCACGATCAATTCTGCCAATGGCGGCTGCGACAGATATTTTGCTGTAAGTCTATCTTGAGGTGATGAAATGGACCTAACGCCCTTTTTCCCAATTGGTCTGACAGTTCCATTTACTGCCGCCACATCGGCTCCTGATGCTATCCAGGTTCCGAATTTGCTTACCATCTCTGCGGGCGTCAGGAACATTCGCGTTCTAAATGCTGGCACAACCCCTGTGTTTATGGGGTTTAGCATTAACGCTGCTGTGGCGAAGACAAACGCGGTTGTTCCCGTTGCTGCCAGCATCACGGCTAGCATCTCCGGCACTACCATGACCGTTTCTGCTGTTGGTTCTGGAACGCTTTTCCCCAGTCAGCTTATCAGCGGCACTGGCGTTGTGGATAATACGCAGATTGTTTCCCAGCTTACGGGAACGACGGGCAGCACGGGAACGTATACCGTAAGCCAGTCTCAGACGGTTTCCTCCACTACAATCACCACCACTGGCAGTCCTGCTATTGTTCTGCTGCCTGGGGTTATCGAGGTTTTTACCGTCCCATTTAATTCGTATTTTACC